CCGGTGTTGAATGTGTCTAGCTGGTTGGTGCGTCCACGATTGATCGTGATGTTCTGAACATACTCAGTAATATCTACGAACTCTGTGGAACCCTCAAGGGTATCAACCCCGTCAAGGAGGCTAGAGTCAAGTTTGAAGATGTTGGTCTTGAACCCGACATCCAAATTGACCTTAAGGGTTTCCCCCCATATCGCCTGCCTAGACATTATCTAACGCCAACAAAGTTCCCGATAGAACCAAACGAGAACGTCTGACCAGAGAAGCCAAGATACTCACGCAAATACTGGTCAATCTCCTGACCCACCTCAATCCCACTAGCACCCAACCCAGCGTTCACCTCGATATTCACATTCGGCATACCAAAAGCACCACCAGGTTGATACACGCCACTATTAGCCAAGGTTTGTGCGCCAGTAGTCATAGCCATCGGGTTAGGCATCCCACCCAAAACCTTCGGATACTTCGCCATCAAATCTAAAGTCGCTTTGATGGACTCATTCAACCTATCCTGCGCATCCTTCTCACGTTCAAGCGCATCAACCAAAGCTTCAGCAGCCTCAGCCTGACGCTCCTTCGCATTATTTACCGCCTCCAAAGCGTCATCATAAACAATCGAACCAATCGTGGCACCAAAAATTGCCTCATTCAACAACCGTTGCTGATCATTCAATTCTTTAGTGGATTCCGTTTGAGAATCAGTAGCGTCAGAAACAGCCAACTTCGCCTCAGCCAAACTAATCTCCGCACGACGAATATCCATAGGCGAAGACTCAGGATCGCTACGAACCTCAGCAAGATTCTTCTCAGCATCAGCAACCGAGAAAACAGCCTCCTCAATCGCATACACAGCCCGCTCCTGCGCACGTTGAGCCTTAGCCAACTCAGCCTGCGCAGCCAACGCCTCCGGTGAACCCACACCGAAGCCTTGCGAAATCTGAGCCAATTTTGCTTGAGCATCAGCAACAGCAAGATCAGCATCAGCCTTTGATCTAGTGGCCTTAACTGCACTCTTCTGGGCATCATTGAATGACTTCTGTGCTGAAGTCGTGGACTTCAAAGAATCGCTATATGACTTAAGTTTCTCACTAGCAGTCTTAAGTGCATCACCGGTTTTCTTAACACCACCACCAAGTCCATTGACGCTAGAAGTAGTGACCTCAATAGTTGAACCAAGCGATCTAGCGATGTCTGTCCATCGAGCAGACTCAGCGCCAGTAGCTCTGGTCTTACGGGTGTTTTCGTTGTAGATGTTCCCCAATTCGAGAACAACATCACGCTGTTTTTCAAGTGCAGCATTAACATCATCTAACTGTTTTTTTGTTTCCGCTGGTGTAGATATTTTCAGTTCAGTACCAGCAATCGTGTTGATAGTTCCAAAGAGAAGGTTGATTGGCAAACTAACTAAAGCTAAGGCTTGGTTAACACCGTTAACAAAATCAAAGAAGTTTGCTTTCATTTCAAGCAATCTGAGTTTTACTTGAGCACCGGTATAACCCATGTTGTCTGCGAATGCACCCAAAGCACCTGACAAACCGCCAGTTCCAAACGCATCAATCGCAGCCTGAACAGCGTTCGGAAGGTTCTGCATCACATCTTTGAACCTGTCACTATTGAGAATCGCATAGCCAATAGATTCAACCGCTTCACCGATGATGATGTTGAGACGTTGCAGTTGGCCTTGAAAGGTTCCAGCAGCAACCGCTGAAGCACCGCCGAACTGCTTAGTCAGAACTTCTTGAGCAGCAGCGAAATCTTTGGTTTTAACGATGTTGGCATCGAGTGGGATGCCGAGCCTGGTGAATGCACCGACGTTACCGTTAACACCCTTAGCCAAAGCCAAAGTTACAGTCTCAAGTTCCTTACCTGAACCAGCAGAAATATCTAACGCCAAACCAAGCAACTCTTGAGCCTTAGTCGAATCTCCAGTAGCACGAGTCAACGTGGCGATTGCAGGCCTCAACTGGTCATCAGCAATACCAGTAGCCCGTTGAGTGACATCAATGTATTCCTCAACCTGGCGAATCTGGGCAGTCGTAGCACCAGTAGTTTTGACAAGCTGATCGGCTAGAAGTGCTTGAGATTTTTGATCTTCGGCTGCTGCTTGAGATGCTTTGAATAAGCCTGCTGCGATAGCACCGGTGGCAGCAGCACTAGCAATAGCAACCTGTTTGAACGATGGGAGGCTTAACCCAAGTTTTTTTCCTAATGCGCCTAGTTCCCCGCCAACTGATTTGATGCCTCTGGTGGCACCAGCAACATCGGAAACAAACTTAACAACGAACGTGCGCTCACCAGCCATGCGACGATTCTACTCAATAACAGACAACCCATTCCGCAAAGCCCTGAACTCATCAAGCATCGCTGAATACAAGTCCTTCCCTGACAAACCATCCCAACGAGAAATATCTGTTGGCGCATTCCACCAAGCCTCAGACATTACCTCTGCACCAGCACGACGCTGACGAGGTTGACGCACCTGCTTTGAGCGAGGCGACACAGGATTGACAACAGGTTCAATATCCAACCTGAACGACGAATCCAACAACACACCATGACCCTCATGGAACTCAAACGGCTGATCCGGTGCATGTTGAGGTAGATAGAAAATACGTGCAGGGTCTTTAGTCTGAGGGTCACCAACCAACCCGATACGGTCATGCAACTCCTGCCACACCACACGCCACAACGACGCAGGCACCTTTTCCGCTAACGGCAAAACAAGGTGATAGTGAGGATCATCTAAACGATGCGAATAGGTGGAATAAGCGAACCATTCCAAACCGTCAAGACGTGCATGGTCAAACGCTTCACCGTCCATGTCCACAACCAACGCCTCAACAAACCTGACATTACGGTTGCCTCTAGTGGTGCCAGGGTCATACTCAACCGGAGACCACAACGCACCAGCATCCTTGACAGCGTTCTCCTCATGGAACGACAACAGCTCTTTCAACTGCTCCCAAGACGAAGCGAACCGCTTCGGATATATCGACTTCGTGTTAGCAAATAAAACAGCCATAACCCCTCCTCCTAGAAGGGTACAGGAAAGTCAGCCGAAGTCAAGCACCATTCTTCAACGCCTTAATCCTTGACGAAAACCATGCCACTACTGGTCTGGTTCCAAACACCACCAGCCTCAGCACGGGCTTTCGCAATAGCAGCCTTATCATCAGCCAACTTAACCAAGACCCGATCAATCGCTTCCAAATACTCCTTAGCGATATTCTCTTTTTCCTTACGGACAGTAGGCCAAAAAAAGTAACCAGAACGCCCACGATGCCTCAAGAACTGTTTGGTTCTTGGTGTAGCCCCACCACCGAACTCAGCACCAAAGAACACATCACCCCTGGTGACTGGACGTTTACGATTCTTATTCGGATTGGACTTAGAAATAAACGGGGATTTTTCGCTAAGAGAAACCGTTGGAATACGGTCAGACCTTGCCTTCATTCCCCTCATCACCTGAATTGCCTGACGAGAACGAGTCACAGTTGCAGCCTCAGCCTTAGCCTTAATGACTAGGTTCGCTGCCACTTGACGGGATGCCTTGCGCATCTCTTTATTGAAGTTGGCATCAGCTCTTGAAGCGTCACGCAGAAACTCTGCGATACCAGTAATTTCAACTGGAGCATTACCGCCAGTAATGCTGACTGAACCTGCTCTACCAAAAACTGCCATACAGCAAGACTACTTGTTTAGATGGATTGCTCTCCAACGCAAATATGCAAACATCGTGAACAACATTCGAGGGTCTTCCGTCAGCAACACCGAAGGAGCGATACCTGTCTCAACAGACAGGTATGCAATCATCCAATGGGCTGACTGGTCTCCAAAGGGACGATCACAGCGTCAGCTTGGTTACCCAACTCCAATGCTTCAATCTCGTTAATCCATGAATCAAAATCTAAACCTGTGCGCTTCTGACGATGTTCAGAATGCCAAGCTAAGAAACCTAAATCGGTGAGAGTTAGTTCGGCCTCAAACTTTGCAACGCTCTTACTGAACTTCTGTTCAAAGGCGATGAAGTCTGGGAACGCAGCAATAATGGTGCGTTTCTTTTGATCCAATGACGACGTTACTTCTAACGCTATTTTCATTTTTCCTCCGCAGGGTTAAGGGTTAGTTAGAAAAGATTATGCGCCGGTACCAGTCTTAGTTACTGCACCATCGATTGGATACGTTACAGAGGCGGTAGCAAGGTCGCCGATGGCACCTTGGATTGGCTGCCAAGTTAGGGGCAGGACATTAAACGCATACTGCGGATTGCTAGAAGAAGCAGCACCAGTTCCGTTTGGCTTGACTGTCATTGGTACAGAAGTACCAGCGTTCCAAGCATCGTAGAACAACTTCTCAATCGTTGGGTAATCCTGATGCAGATCAAGTGTGATTGCGTTGTCTGCAAGGCCTGCGATGCGGGTTACTGCACCAGACGAACCGAACGATGTTGTAGCAACTTCAGCCTTTGTCAGGTTGAGTGTTACTGATGCAACATAGGACGTGATGTCGGTGTTAGCTGTGCCGAAGGTGACCGCTACGTTTGTGAGAACTTGCTTTGCCATATTGGATACTCCTGCCTTCCGGCACTCGAAGATTTACTACT